ATGGAGAGATGCTTTGTCCAGAATTATTAAGCTATGAGGATTATGCTGATAAGAAAAGCAAAACATCTCCAGCAATCTTTGGTGCTAACTATATGCAAGAGCCAGTTGATGAGATGGGAAGAATGTATAAAGACTTCAAAACCTATTCAGAATTACCAGAAGGCCAAAGATTTAACTATACAGATACAGCAGATACTGGATCAGATTACCTTTGTAGCATCAATTATCTGATTAATAATGATCAAATTTATATCTTAGATGTGCTATATACCAAGAAATCTATGGAATATACTGAACCAGCTGTAGCTAAAATGCTTGAAAAGGATGGTATTTTGAGAGCAAAGATAGAAGCAAATAATGGAGGAAGAGGCTTTGCAAGGAATGTAAAAAGGCTTTTAAGCAATAATTTTACGGTTATTAAGACATTTACGCAAACTAAAAACAAGAAATCTCGTATATGGTCAAATAGTTATTGGATTGAAGAGAATGTATTTTATCCAGAAGGATGGGGAAATATGTGGGGTGAGTTTTACGCTTCAATGAAGAATTATAAAAGGGAAGGGACAAATAATCATGATGATGCGCAAGATTGTATTACTGGATGTGCTGAACAAGTTAACAAGCCTAAAAGAATATTCAAATAAATTTGTAAATTAGTGCAATGAATCTAATACAGAAAGCAATACAATTCTTCCAGACAGATACCAATAGGAAGATAAATTGGAATGAATTCTTTGGCTTTGATAAGGATAATCCAACAGCAAACTTTACTGAGTTTATTAATCAAGGGTACTCAAGAAGCCCAGATTTAAAGCCAATAGTAGATAAAATTGCTGCTACTACATCATCTGTTAAGTGGTGTGTATATGAAGAAAGGAATGGAGAGTTAATCAAGGATGAAAGCAGTAAGCTGAATGATTTACTTTATTCTCCTAATCCTAATCAGACATGGAATGAATTACAATATGGTTTAGTGGTTAATTTAGCATTAACTGGTAATGCATTAGCAAGAGGTATAGATTCTATTGGGCTTGGTGCAGAAGGTGCATTTAGGCAATTGGAAGTATTATATACTCAAGGAATTACTCCAAATTTAGATAGCAATTATAATATAATTAGCTACAATTATGTGATTGATAGAATAGATACTACCTATTCAGCAGAAGAAATTATCCACATGAAATATTTTAATCCAACAGAGAAAGGATTAATGAGTGGAATGGGATTATCTCCATTACAATCTGCTGTATATCCATATAGAACTTCATTGAATCAATGGGAAGCCAGTAGTAATTTATTGAAGAATAAAGGTGCTATTGGATTTATCTCCAATGAATCTGATGATGTATTAGATGATCAAGAATTAGATTCAGCACAAAAAGCATTTGATTCTAAGATTGGTGGTGCATCAAACTTTGGTAAATCAATTATTACACCAAGTAAAATGAAGTATAATCCTATGGGGATGACTGCTGCTGATATGCAGATCATTGAGATGGGTGTTAAGACATTGAGAGCAATCTGTAATGTATATGGAATTGATTCATCTTTATTCAATGATCCAGCTAATAAAACATTCAATAATAGGAGGGAAGCAGAGAAAGCATTGTGGACTAATGTTAACATTCCAATCCTTAGAATGATGGAAGCATCTTATAATAGATCATTTGTTGAAAGCTATTCTAAAGAGGAAGGTAAAAACTTATGTCTTAAATTTGACGTATCAGATGTTGAGGTTCTGCATGAGGACAAAGATAAAAAGGTAGATAGAGTAATTAAGCTATTAGAAAGTGGAGTTATAACAATAGAACAAGCACAAGAAATGGTTGATATAACTGATTAAGATGAGGATAGAAGATAAGTTAAGCATTAGATATGCTTGTAAGAATTTAGCTTTAGAGATAAAGGACATTGATGATAAAGAAGGAATAGTATCTGGATATTATGCATCTTTTGATTCTATTGATGCAGATAATGATGTAATCAGAAAGGGTGCATTCAAGAAATCCATCCAAGAAAGAGGCCCTTTATCTGCTGGTAATAGAAGAATTGCACATCTAAGGAATCATGATTGGGATAGACAAATTGGTAAGATCCTTGAATTAGATGAAGATCAATATGGACTTAGATTTGTTTCTAAGATGGGAAGAAGCACAGAAGGTAAGGATGCATTATTGGATTACCAAGATGGTATTCTTAGAGAGCATTCTATTGGCTTTAATTATATTGCAGATAAAGTTAAATATGTAGAAGATTCAGAATTCTCTGAAAAGGGACATTATGATATCACAGAAGTAAAATTATGGGAAGGTTCTGGAGTTACCTTTGGTAGTAACAGCCTTACACCAGTTATAGACGCTGCTAAATCAAGTGGTGATTACAATGATCTAATAAGCAAAATACACATATTGGAAGAATCCTTTATGAAAGCCATCAAGAATGGTAAGGGTACAGATGCTAGATTAGAGAATATTGAAATGAGATTCAAACAAATTCAACAGCTTAGAGATTCACTTATCATGGAGAAGCCGTCTTTTAAAGACACTTTTGTTACTGAAAAGCCGAATGAAGCACAACAGAAGGCTGAATTGTATGATGATTATCCAAAACAAGCAATTGCAAATGCTAAGAAGGGAATTGAACTAAATGAAGCAGTTGGTAATAAATGTGCTACTGATGTTGGAAAACAAAGAGGTAGAGATATTGCTGCTGGAAGAGGTTTCTCTTTGGATGTATTAAATAGAGTTTATTCATACCTATCAAGAGCAGAAGAGTATTATGATGCAAGTGATGAGAAGGCTTGTGGAACAATAAGCTATCTACTATGGGGTGGGAAATCTATGAAGGCTTGGGCTGGATCTAAATTATCAGAGATTCAATCTGAAGAAAAAAAACAATTATTTTTAAACTTAATATTAAATTCATAAAAGATGTTCGTAGAAAAAACAGCAGATGAATTGGCATCAATGGATGCTAAGAATTTACAAGAGTATTACGTAGGTAAACTAAAAAACGAGAATACTCAATTAGAAGAAAGATTAGTAAAATTAGAAGGTGAAACTAATGATGTAGCAATTAAATCTTTAACTACTGAAGTTGAGGAATTAAAAGCACACAAAGTTAAATCTTTAGAATCAGCATTAGAAACACAAGGGATTATCTTGAAGAAATTACAAGATGGTTCTTTATCTGGATCTTCTGTAAGAATGGCTGAGAATTCAGTTAGAAAGGCATTAGCTGATAACAGAGAAGACTTCATTAAAGCTAAAGATGGAAGACATTCTTTCAGATTTGAATTGAAGGCTGCTGGTGATATGACTATTGCTGGTAACGTATCTGGTGGTAATGTACCACAAGCACAAAGATTAGAAGGTATCAATGATATCGCTGAGAGAGAAGCTAAGTCTTATGCTTTATTTCCAAAGTTAAGAACAGCAGCAAACACTATTGAGTGGGTGTATGAAACTGGACAAGATGGTACTATTGATGGTACTGCTGAAGGTGCAGCTAAAGACCAAATTGATAATGATTTCGTTGTTACTTCTGTAGCTTTAGTAAAAAGAGCAGCTTATTTCAAAGTATCTACTGAAATGTTAGATGATGTATCTTTCATGGAAGGATGGTTAAGAAACAAGTTAATCGTAAGATTATTCTTAGATGTAGATAACCAAGTATTAAATGGTAACGGTGCAGCACCAAACTTGAAAGGTATTGTTGATTATGCTACTGCATTTGCAGCTGGTACATTCGCTAATACTGTAGATTCTGCTAATGATGCAGATTCTTTAGTTGTTGCAGCTAACCAAATCAGATTGGCTAATCACAATGGTGCATTAACTATTATGATGCATCCATCAGATGTTGCAGCTTTAAAATTAGTTAAGTTATCTGCTTCTGATAAGAGATATGTAGAGAGATTAATGATGGTTGGATCACAAATGTCTTTAGATGGTATTCCAATTATTGAAAACACTAACATTACTGCTGGTGATTTCTTAATCGGTGATTTCGCTAAAGGAACAATTGTTGAGAAGTCTGGAATTGAGATTGAGATTGGATTAGATGGAAATGATTTCACTAAGAACATGAGAACAATCTTAGCTGAATGGAGAGGTCAACTTTTCGTACAGAATAACGATACTACTGCTTTTGTTAAAGGTACTTTTGCTACTACAAATGCAGCTTTAGAAACACCATAAGCATGGAGTTTATTTAGGGCCAGAGCCTCACATCCTTAATTGGGTGTGGGGATTTGGTGGTAAAAGCATTTGATTATGGCTAAGAAGAAAGCAGTTAAGAAGATAGAGATCCCAGCAGAATGGGATAAGCTAAGAGATATAGATGAGGTTGAGATCGTAATGGGTGGTAAAGAATTTAAAGTATCTGTAGATCTTGCTAAAGCATTAATTAATAAAGGTAAAGCACAAGCTAAATAAGATGAGTGTAAAGATTATACAAGAATCTGATTTTGTTGGAGATGTAGAAATCCCAGTTGGAGAATGGACTGAGGATAAGCTAAATCTTTATATTGATCAAGTTGAAGAGGATATTCTTACATCATTACTTGGATGGACTTTATACCAAGAGTTAGAATCTAATCTAAATGTACATCCATTTCCAGCTAAGTGGGCTAATCTAATTGATGGTGATACTTACACATCTGGAGAGATCACATTTAAATTTAAGGGGCTAACAGAGATGCTAAAGCATTTTGTATTCTTTTATTATATGAGAGATAATGAAATGGAGAATACTCAAATAGGAGTGGTAATAAATAGTGCTACTAATGCAGATAGAGTTACTCCGGTAACTTCCAATCTACTTAGAAGGCATTGGAATAAAGGGATAAAGATCTATAATGATGCTTGTTCTTATATTACCATTACTAATGAGCCAACAGAGGTTTATGCAGATTTCCATTTCACACAAAGAGATAACATTAGCATAGTATGATTACTCAAGTTAAAGATTTCATTAGCACAATTGTAGCAGATGTAAGAACCTCAACTTATGTACAAGGGAAGGTTGATTCTGGTAAGTGGCTATCTGGCGCACCATATTACTATCATGGTACTCCAATTGAAATCAATAATATACTATCTAAGCTAAGAAAGGGAAAGGCTAAATTTCCAGCAGTATTATTATTTGAGCCTATTACTATGGGTGAGAATGATGATAGAATGAATAATATAGGGGCAACACCTCAACTACAGATATATTTTATGAATGATTGGGCTGGTCAGCAACAATGGGATACTGATGACCATTATACCAACATCATAGATGACATGGATGCTGTAAAAAGGGAGTTTATAAAGAGCCTAAAGAAAAATAAAAACGTATTGGATATTTCAGATTATACCACAATAAGACATGCTAAATATGGCTTATTCTTCAATAATGAAGGGTATAAAACACAAGTTTTTAATGATATGCTAAGTGGTGTACAATTAAATATAACGGTGGAAATAGACAAGATTATTGATGGTTGTAATTTGTTTGATGAATATAATTTTTAAAACTTTTAAATTGAAAAAAAATGGCTAATTGTTGTACTTTATCCAATTCACAAGGGGATGCATGTCCCTCGATATTGGATATTGCCAAGAGAATAATCGTTGTACCAGAGGTAGATGCTGCTGGGGCAAAGAATGAACTGGCAAACGAAGCAGCTGTAACAAAGAGTGCTTTACAAGCTAAATTTGATGCAGCAGACAAGGATGATAGATATTTCCCTCTTTCTATATTGGAAAATGTAGAAGATGTAAGAGTGGAGCCTACATTCTTTGAATTCAATTCTGGAAGAAAAGCTAAGATCAAGGAAGGTACTCGTACTTTTACTGGATTTATTCCTTTTCAAGGGCCAGAATATTTAGGTAAATTAGAAGATTGGGCTTGCTCAAAATTTGGTATTTACGTTATTGACAAATCTGGAAACTTTGTTTATGCTACTGATGCAAGTACAAAAGTAAAGGTTCAGCCTATTATGGTTGATCAAGAATCTTTTTCTGCTGAGTTAGTTAAGAAAACAGATGCAGAGCCAGTAATGATTAAGATTACATTTGACTTTAGAGAAACTGAAAAGGATTCTTTAATCAGAGCAATTGATGCTGCTGATTTAGACTTTGATGGTTTATCTTCAAGTGATGTATATGGACTATATGATATTAAGCATGTAGCATCTTCTATATCTACTACTGGATTTACATCTACTATTACAGAGAATATCTATGGATTTGGTATTGAAGGTTTAGTAGAGGCTGATTTTGCTATCTACAATAATACTACATCTTCAGCAGTAACTATTGCAACATTTGCAGCAGTTGATAACGCTTATACATTTACCTTTGCTGCACAAACAGCAGCTGATGAATTGAAGTTATCTGTATCCAAAGGTGGATATGATGATTCATTGATTGAAGCAGAATTAGTAACAATTCCTTAATTATGGCTAAGTTCATAAAATTAGGAAGGACTTCTTTTAATGTTGATGAGATAAAGAAGCTAACTTTTGAAGAGTTCAAAGGTTTCTTCATGGGTAAATTGGATGTTGATATGGCTAAAGCCTATGAGCAAATAACCAAAAAGAAAGCTAAATCTAAAGGTAAGAAGAAGTAGTTTTTCGTATCATAGTTTTAATTTTTTTGTCTTAAAAGGGGTGCTTTACGGTATCCCTTTTTTGTATATTTATTATATGAAGTTTTATAGAACAATAGAAGAACTGCCAATCTGGAACTTTGATAAGATCAATGAACAAGGTGATGTACGCTATATGTTGAAGCTGGAAGATTACTTTGATATGCCAGATAAGAATGTTGATTATGATTCATTAGTTGATCATTTCATAATGGTAAGTGATGAGTTATTTGAAAGATTTGGTGTTGATGATAGGGCAATTACTAATATGATAGAAGAAAAAGATATATTATTAATGAAATTAAAGTGGTTATCTGGTGAAACAACATTTAAAACGTCGTATAAGATTAAAAGTAAGATCAAAAATGATCGTGAAGCTATGGTCGCAAATAAGAAACAGACCTTTGAAGAAAGAATAATAATGCTTGAGAGTTACTTTAAGAAAGATTTTGACGTATATAAGATG